TTGAGAGAATGACACAGGAGGAAGACGATGGTGTTTAAGAAAGATGGCAAGGTGTACGGCAGCATTGGGTCGGTGGTCGGTGAGCATTGCCAAAAAAAGCGGTATTGCTTTGGTTGTGTGTTATATCGCAAGAGAGGTACGAAATGCTGCGAAGAATACGCGAATGAAAATCCGGAGGAGGTGGCGCACTTACTCGACTTTGAAGTGATTGACGACACCCCAAACATTGCCGAGGTAGTCGAGAAGTACGGAGAGGACGCAAAGCGCAGGCTGACCCGTGCGGACATCCTGCACGCGGCGGAGAAGTGCGTATGCGGACAGCGCGAGCAGGACTACGGCACGCCGGAGGATAATTTTGAGACGATCGCAGAACTTTGGGAAACATACCTCAGGCGCGCGTGCGTGGATGAGGCGGGCGGTGTGTATATCGACGCGAACGACGTTGCCATGATGATGGCGCTGCTCAAGATTGCACGCATTGCAGCAGGCGGCGGAAAGGCTGACAGTTGGATTGATCTTGCAGGCTATGCGGCTTGCGGGGCGGAGTGCGAGGGGGTAACGGAATGAAGTACAGAAAGAAACCCGTGGAGATTGAGGCCGTCCGTTGGACGGGTAAGAACCGCGAAGGAATTGCGAATTTCTGTGGAAACAAAGCAATTTTTACTGCTCGCAAGCAGCGTGCAGATGGTGTGATTCTTAATTACGATTTGATGATAAGCACTCTTGAGGGCATGATGTACGCCACTATCGGCGACTACATCATCAAGGGTGTAAACGGCGAGTTTTACCCCTGCAAGCCGGATATTTTTGAAAAGACGTATGAGAGGGTAGAAGAATGAAAAAGTTATTTATTTCTCAGCCTATGAAGGACAAGACAGATGAGGAAATTCTCGCAGTCCGCGCAAAAGCTATCGAATCCGCAGAGCGTGAACTTGGTGAGCCGGTGGAAGTGATTGATTCGTTCTTCCGGAGCGCGCCACATGACGCGCGTCCGCTTTGGTATCTGGCTAAGTCACTGGAACTACTGTCTACGGCTGACGTCGCTTATTTCGCGAAGGACTGGGATAAGTACCGCGGATGCAGAATCGAGAACGAGTGCGCTATTGCATACGGCATTGATGTGATTGAGGATTACCACAATGACCATTGTTGAAATCGCCGCCCAGATGGGCGTTACGCCGGACACATGGCAGGAGCGCATGAAGCGCGAGTACCACGAGACGAAGGAACGCTATGAAAAGCTGAATCGGCTACTTGTTAAGCACGCGGCGGGCACGCTTGATTTTACGCTGAAATGCCCTATCGAGCTGCTAAAAGCACAGCGTGAGCACATGTCTGACTATCTGTATACGTTGGAAATCCGTGCGGAGATTGAAGGAGTGAACCTGTATGATTGACCTGCACAAGCTGGACAAGTTCCGACTGAAAGACAGAGAACGCGAGTTTTACGGATGCACCGGCGACAGCGGAAACGGTGTTTTCAAGGTGTATGTCGGCGGCAAGTCGTTCCGGGTGATCGCAAGCAACGGCATGGGATGGGAGCACGTCAGCGTTTCGCCCGGCTCTGCACAGCGCAAGTGCTGCCCGACGTGGGACGAGATGTGCGCTATTAAGGATATGTTTTTCGGCGAGGATGAGCGCGTTATGCAGTTCCACCCGCCTAAGTCGGAGTATATAAACAACCATCCGTACTGCCTGCACCTGTGGAGACCGGTAGATACGGAGATTCCGCACCCGCCGATGATTTGTGTTTGAAAGGAAGAAAATAATGAATGCAGTAAGTGAAGACGTAAAGATGCTCGTTGAAAAGGAACTGGAAAGCGCAAATGAGCGTTTTCCGCAGTTCCACTCGGAGCACGAAGGATGGGCAATCATTACGGAGGAAGCCGAGGAACTGCGGGAAGAATGCGACAGTATCGAGATGGCGATGGAGCAGCTTTGGCACCGTATCCGTGACGGTATCCCGACGGCGCAGCATGTGGATCTCGTTGAACAGTACGCCGAAGCGGCGGCTTGCGAGGCAATTCAGGTGGCGGCGATGGCGAGAAAGTACCTTGATATGTTGGAGCGGATGGACGAGTGAAGCGGTATAGCGCGGAGATGCGACAGTATCTGGACGAGATGCGGCGGTATGAAAATTGGAGGTACGGAAATGGCGAAGAAAAAGAAAGTCAACCCATACCGAATACCGGCGACGCAGGGTGACATAGAAAAAGCCAAACGCGACGCAACGAACACGGCGGTTGCGTCTACATGGGCAATTATGTTTAGCGTTCTACGGGATAAAGAAGGGTACGACTATGACCGATTACGGCGGATATGGGACGAAACAAACTACCTCGCAGACAGCATCGCCCGAAAATACGTTAAAATCGACGATCTGATTGAAGAACTGCGGGAGAATGGAATAGCATTAGCATGAAAAAGAAAAGCGAATGCGCTGGGTGCGCATACTGGCGGGTACTGGGTACAAGCCAAGGGTATAAGCTATGGGCGTGTCATTATTTGATCGACACGGGGAAATCGCGCGGATGTGAACCAGGTGTGGGTTGCGTCCGCAAGGCGGCGAGAATCAGCCGCCGCAGGCGATATACACAGCATGGTATGGAGGAGGTAGTGGCACACGACGACTAAAGAATGGCTTTTGCGTGCCGTAGGAATCGAGAACAACATTGCGTCGTTGGAAAACGCTCGTGTAAAAGCATGGACACGAGCGACGAGTGCAACGGCGACTATTAAGGAAACGCCGGGCGGTGGCGGTGATGTTACTGCAAACAAGGCTGATGCGTACATTGAATTGAACAATCAAATCAAACGAGAGCAGGAGCGGCTTGCGCTGGTGCGGGCTGAGATTATCAGCACGATCGCAAAAGTTCCGAGCAACGAACTCAGGACGTTGCTAACCGACCGGTATGTAAACGGATGCAAATGGAGGGACGTGGCGCGTAACCAGAATTACAGCGAATCCCATGTGAAGGGCGAAATGCATGTAAGAGCTTTACAGGCAGTGGAACGGATACGCACAGGTTGTGCATAACATTGTGGAAAACACAATACACAATAATACTAAACATGGTGGTATAATGATATCGTGATAAAAGCCCTAAAGGGCGGAATCACGGAGTTTCGTTCCTCCGCTTTCAGCCCGCCGAAAGGCGGGCACACGCCCGGAAGCCTGCGTGAGGGCTGACGGGTGACAAGCCTTTCTGTTTAACCCCAAATACCTACTTAAAGCGGTGGGGAGACCTGCCGCTGACCTGCTCCAAAGTCTGCATGAGGGCAGAGGAGCAAAACGCCTTTCGCGGAACGAAGGCATTGATTATCCTTTCTATTCTTTCGGCGTGTCTTTTGCGCGGCACGCCGCGACCGGGGTCGCTCCCCGCTGTAACCTAAAAAGGGAATCAGCCGGATTACGCACCGATAGAGACGCGTGACACGACGGACAGAGACGCCGAACAGCCTATATCGAGAGGGCGAGTGCTCACCGGATAAGCACTCAAACGGACGTAGTGAGCCGAGAGCAAAACAACCGGTACAAAGTTACAAAGCCGATACGGCGCTTTCGGGCGGCTAAGTACACGCCGCGAAAGAGCACCAGCTGCTTATCTCTTGTAAGCATACCTAATCACAGGACGGAAACACAAGTAAACTTGCGAAAGTGAGGTTATTACTTCTCTGGATTTCATACAAACCGTTCTGGACAGCCGGGAAACCGTCGGTAAAAGCCCGACGTACAGACGCGACGATAGCGTTCATACCTCCCTGTGGAGGTATACCGGTTTGCATAGTTGCTGAAAGCGGGTGCGAGTCCTGCGGAACCGAACAACAGTCGTAAATATGACAAACCCCGCTCACCTTATGGCTTTGGTGAGCGGGGTTTGTCATGCTATTTAGAAAATGCTCTGACGCGGGTGCGTGAGCCGGGCGGTGAAAAGACCTATTAAAACTGGCGATCTGAAATTCGCGCGGATTGGGAAAGGGTCAAAGGAATATTTAGGCAGAACTATAGGAGACTAACTAAACACGAAAAGGATTATCTGCAAAGATAGTCCTTTTCGTTGCATAAATAAAAGGAGGTGAACTGCATGAAGGCAAGCAGAAGAGCAGCACGATCTATCGGAACTCGCGTCCGTAACTTTGTTTCGGGTCGTCGGGAAGCAGGCGCTTCCCGCGCGCGGTCGTCCTCGGCCTGATGAAAAAACACTCAAAAGTACGCCGACCGGGAATAGCGTCCCAGCCGGTTTTCTTTTGGGAAAGGGAGGGAAAAGTAAATGCCAAGAGGCAGACCAAAGAAACAAATCGACCTTGAAGCGGTGCGCGAGCTGGCAAGCGAGGGCAACACGCAAGAGGAAATCGCAAGAGCATTAGGCTTCGCGCGTGCGACCTTTGCGAATCGCAAGGATGTGACCGAAGCATATTATAAAGGCATGGCCGAAATGAAGCTGAGCCTGCGACACTGGCAGTTTAACGCTGCTCGTGGCGGTAACATCCAGATGCTTATCTGGTTGGGCAAGCAGTACCTCGGACAGCGCGACGCAGTAGAGGAAAAGATCGAAAGCGAAGGCGTGAAGGTGATTATTGATGTCTGAGTTGAAACTCTCGCAGATCATCGGACCGGCATTTTACGCCGTTGCGCACGATGTGTTTGAGCATGGTCACACACATTACGATGAGAGCGGCGGCCGTGGCTCGCTGAAATCGTCGTTTGTGTCGATTGTCGTTCCGCTGCTGCTTATCCACAACCCCGGAACGCATGCGCTTGTGTTACGCAAGGTTGCAAACACCATCCGCGATAGTGTATACGCACAGTATGTATGGGCAATTGGTGAGCTGGGCATGGCTGACTACTGGGACGCGAAAGTATCGCCGATGGAGCTGATATATCGCCCGACCGGACAGAAAATCATGTTTCGCGGCGCTGATGACCCGATGAAAATCAAGTCAATCAAGGTTCCGTTTGGTTATATTGCTGTTACGCATTTCGAGGAGAAAGACCAGTTCGCAGGACGCGCGGAAATCCGAACGATCTTGCAGTCTACAATGCGCGGCGGTGATAAGTATTGGAACTTTGAGAGTTATAACCCTCCGATCAGCCGCGACAACTGGGCGAACAAGGACAGTTTAGAAGAACGCCCTGACCGTCTCTGCCACCGCAGCACGTACCTTGAAGCGCCGCGCGAGTGGTTAGGCGATCAGTTTATTTATGAGGCGGAGCACCTAAAACTGACGAACGAGCGAGCGTATCAGCATGAATACCTCGGCATTCCGGTCGGCACGGGCGGCAACGTCTTTGAAAACCTTGAACTGCGAGAAATCACAGACGATGAGGTGGCAACGTTCGATCATATCTATCAAGGCGCTGACTGGGGATGGTTCCCCGACCCGTTCGCTTTTATCCGTGTTCACTACGACAGGGCGCGTGAGACGGTGTATTTTATCGATGAGATATACAAAAACAAGCTGAGTAACGAGGAAAGCGCCGGTATTATCATGGAGCGCGGCTATAATGATACGTTTATCACCTGCGACAGTGCAGAGCCAAAAAGCGTTGCAGACTACCGCGCTATGCGACTGCCTGCCAAAGAGGCCGTGAAGGGTCCCGGCAGTGTCGAGTACGGCATGAAGTGGCTACAGCGCAGGACACTTGTCATCGACCGCAAGCGAACGCCGCACGCCTATGATGAGTTTGTGAACTATGAGTATGAGCGCGACAAGGACGGCGAGATCATCAGCGGCTATCCAGATGAAAAGAACCATCTGATTGACGCCACGAGATACGCCCTTGAGCGCGTTTACAGAAGAATGGGAGTGATTGCTTGACGATCATTGAAAAACTGAAAGAGCTCGGCTATAACACAATCGCCCCCGAGTTTTACGGTAAGGTTGCGGAGTGGCGCAGCTGGTATGTGGGTGATGTGAAGTCATTCCACCATTACAAGGTGCGGAACTGCGGCCGAACCGTGCATTGCAAGCGATATACGCTCGGTATGGCCAAGAAGTTAGCCGAGGACTGGGCGAACCTACTCATGAACGAAAAGGTGAAAATCACCTTGGAGGGCGAGAAAGAACAGGCGTTCATCGACCGCATCTTTGAAGAGAACAACTTCGAGGTAAAGGCGAACGAGATGCAGGAAATGAAGTCTGCACTGGGTACGGTCGCATACATTCCGCGTGTTGTCGGTGCAGTGTCGGACGGCGAACAGCCTATTGTAGGCGCAGCAAACGGCATTCAGATTGATTATGTGACTGTAGAGCACATTTTCCCTCTGGCATGGCAGAACGGCGTTATCATGGAATGCGCGTTCGACAGCAGAACCACCGTGAAAGGCGAGGATTACTGCTATCTGCAAATCCACAAGCGAAATGAAATCGGCTTTTACGACATCGAAAACCGCATTTTCAAAATCACAAATGAAAGTTTGTTTGAAGAAAGCCTTGCAAGCGTGCCGGGGTTTGAAAAAATTCCACCTGTTGTGCATACCGGTTCAAACAAGCGGCAGTTTGTGATTGATCGTTTGAACATCGCGAACAACTTTGATTATTACATTCCGCTCGGCATTCCGGTCTATGCAAACGCTATCGACGTTCTCAAAGGCGTTGATATCGCATACGACAGCTATGTAAACGAGTTTCTGCTCGGCAAAAAGCGCATTATGGTCAAGCCTGCTGCAACGCAGTATCTTGACGGTGAGCCGGTGTTTGACCCGGATGAACTGGCGTATTATGTACTGCCGGAGGACACTCAGGACGGCAATGTGGTGCAGCCTATTGATATGTCTCTACGAACAGCAGAGCACAATCAGGGCATTCAAGATCAGCTGGATTTGCTTTCCAGCAAGACGGGATTCGGCGAGAATTACTATCGTTTCAATGGCGCGAGCGTAGCAACCGCAACGCAGGTTATCAGCGAGAACAGTACGATGTTCCGCACTATAAAGAAGCATGAAATCATCTTGGAGCAGGCATTAACGGAACTGTGCCGGATCATCCTGCACCTCGGAAATGAAGCGATGAACGCCAGACTTGATGAAGATGTTGAAATCAGTATTGATTTTGACGATAGCATTATTGAGGACAAGGACACCGACTTTTCGCGCGATATGCAGTTGCTGACCGCCGGAATCATGAACGATTGGGAGTTCAGAGCCAAATGGTTAAATGAGGACGACGAGACAGCGAAACAGATGCTGCCGAAAGCACAGGATATGACCGATGAGGAGGAAGAAGAAATTGAATGAAATTCCCCATCACACCGGAGTATTTAGACGCTGCTCCTGAACCAATCGCCATTGCGATGCGCGAGTTGGAAAAGGATATTCTGCGCGAAATCTGTAAACGGTTCAAACTGACCGGAGAGTTTAACGAAGTCGCAATGAATGACATTCGCGTCTTACGCGCCTATGGTCTTGATATGGACGCTATCGAAAATATCATTTCCAAGCACAGCAAAGAGACAACGCCGCAAGTACAAAACGCGCTTGAGCGTGTAGTTGAGTACAACCAGAAGTATTACGATGAGCTTGCAACCAAGGCGAGCGTAACCGAACCGCTTTTCTGGGTGTCTGCCGCAGATATTGCGCAGATACAGGAACAGACGCTTGACGGATATCGAAACATTACTCGTTCACTTGGCTTTGCAGCGCAGACAAACGGCAGAATCACATTCCAGCCAATCGCAAAGGCATATCAAGCAGCGTTAGACAAAGCAGAAGTGAAAGTGCAGTCTGGAGCGTTTACGTTGCAGCAGGCGTTTGAGGACGCTGTGCGAGACCTCGCAGACAGCGGCATATACACCATTGACTACGCAAGCGGACACCGTGACCACGCGGACGTTGCGGCGCGTAGAGCCGTTCTAACGGGCTTGAATCAGCTTACGGCAAAGTATGCGGAGAACGCCGCAGAAACGCTTGAAACTGAACTGTATGAGATTACAGCGCATAGGGGAGCACGCGACGTAAACAAACCGCACGTTTGGTCAAATCACAAGAAGTGGCAAGGCAAGGTTTACAGCACCAAGACCGGCGGCAAGTATCCCAGCATTTACGCGGTTTGTGGTCTGGGTGAAGTTGACGGCTTGGAAGGTGCGAACTGCCGACACCACAAGCACCCCTTTGTTGAGGGCGTTTCCGAGCGCGTTTACACCGACGAACAGCTTGAAAACATTGATAAACCACCGTTTGAGTTTGAGGGCGTTACTTATACAGCGTATGAAGCAACGCAAATGCAACGCAAGATTGAACGGACGGTGCGAAAGCTGGAGCGCCGTAGAATCGCCTACAATGCCGCAGGAATGGTAGACAAAGAACAACAAACATCTATCCGCATAAAGCGCTTGCGCAAAGAATACCGTAATTTCAGCCGTGCAGCGCAGCTTCCGACACAGGCAGAACGAATGAAAGTAATTGAATAAGAATGCGCTGCGCAAGCGGTGTTTTTTTATACCCAAATTGTCCGACAGGACGTTAAACAAGGAGATTATTTTATGGCTGACACTAACAATCAGGCACAGACTAACACCGGTGAGCCGGGCAACACTACTGCACAGCAGGAAAAGACATTCAGTCAGGCGGACGTAGATAAGATGATCCAGTCTCGCCTTGAGCGTGAACGGAAAAAAATGCCCAGCGAGGAAGAGCTGAACGCATTCCGCACGTGGAAAGACAGTCAGCAGACCGAGCAGGACAGAATGAACAACATCACCAAAGAGCGCGACACCGCAGTAAGCAACCTTTCGGCGGCGAACGCGAAGATCGAACAGCTCGAGCACGAAAGATACGTTTCGTCGAAGGGTTTCACCGGTGACGAGGCGGAATTTATCGCATTCAAGGCTGCGAAGATGGTAGATGACAAGACCACCTTTGAACAGGCTGTGGATGCAATCGCGCAGGAACGTCGGCCACGTACCTCGTTTGATTGGACTGCGCCTGTAGGCGATGGCAACCAGAAAAACGCCCCCAACGCGGCAATGAACGCGCTTATTCGTGGGGCAATCAAGTAAGAAAAGGAGCTTTTAACAATGGCAAATAACGTAATTGACCGCAATTCCCTTTCCGGTCTCATCCCGGAGCCGGTAACTCGTGAAATCCTTCAGGGCGCTGTTGCAGAATCGGCAGTACTGCGTATGGCTCGCCGCCTGCCGAACATGACCAGCAAGACCCAGACCATGAACGTTCTGGATATGCTGCCGACCGCTTACTGGGTAAACGGCGAGGTTTCCGGCACTGGCGCGGCTGACTCCGCAGCGTACAAGCAGACTACCAAGATGGCATGGGACAAAAAGAAGATTTACGCCGAGGAAATCGCGGTAATCGTCCCCATCCCGGAGGCAGTTCTGGATGATGCGGATTACGACATCTGGGGCGAGGTTCGCCCGCGCCTAGTTGAGGCGTTCGGCAAGAAGATTGACGCTGCAATCCTGTTCGGTGCTGACAAGCCCGCAACGTGGCGTGATGGCGTTGTTCCGTCTGCAATCGCAGCAGGTAACGGCGTAGCGGCTTCCGCAAACGTATTCGGCGATATCATGGGCGAAAACGGTCTGATTGCAAAGGTTGAGCTTGACGGTTATAGCCCGAACGGCGTTGTATCCGCTGTACAGATGCGCGGCAAGCTGCGCGGCCTGGTGGACACCACCGGTCAGCCGATTTTTAAGACTGACATGCAGGGCGCGTCTCGCTACGCTCTGGACGGAATGGATATGTATTTCCCGAACAACGGCGCATTTGATCCGACTATTGCAAAGATGGTTGTAGGCGACTGGTCGCAGCTCGTTTATGCTATCCGTCAGGATATCACGTTCAAGATTTTCACCGAGGGCGTTATTCAGGATCCCGACACCAAGGCAATCCAGTACAACCTCATGCAGAACGACATGGTTGCACTGCGTGCTGTTATGCGTCTGGGCTGGGAGATTGCAAACCCGCTGACTGCTTACAACGAGGACATCGAGAATCCGTTCCCGTTCTCCGTTTACGGCAACGGCGGCAGTGTTTCTACCGTAGCCGTCAAGCCGTCTACCGCAAGCGTGGCAAAGGGCGGTTCTAAGCTGTTTACCGCGTCTGTAACCGGTGACGGCATTGTTTCTGACAATGTAACGTGGGCGGTTTCCGGCGGCGCAAAGGGCGGCACCAAGATTACGGCTGATGGTCTGCTGACCGTTGACAAGAACGAGAGCGCGTCCTCTCTGACCGTTACCGCAACTTCTCAGCAGGACGTAAGCAAGAATGGCACTTCTTCTGTAACTCTCGCCTAAAGGAGTAAAACATGGTAGAATACGCATTTTATAAAGCGACTTATCACGGCAATCAAATCACCGAGGACGACTTTCCACGTCTGGAAAGTCGCGCCGAAGCGTATCTTACCTATCTGACGCGCGGAAAGATTGATGATTCCGACGCAGCGAAAATGGCGTGCTGCGCGGTGGCGGAACAGTATCAGATCATTGATACGTCCCAAAACCGCGCGGCTTCTGCCGAGCAGGAAAAGCAAAGCGAAAGCGTCGGCTCGTGGTCGGTCAGCTATCGCAGTAGCGCAGAGATGGCACAGGATGCAAAGACGCAGTTACGCAGTGCAGCAGAAATGTATCTGGCGAACACCGGTATACTTTACCGTGGTGGGAGGTGTTGCAAATGCGATTACCTCACACTGTGACGCTGTTTCAGCCGTCCGGCAGAACCGTTTTAACCGGTGTGCTACTGGAAAGCACGAGAGGCACGGCAGTAACGAAGAACGCGCAGAACAGCGCTGATTCGGTCACTCTGCATATTCCTATTCCGTTCGATTTAATAGTTTCGCCGGAAAAGGATTATTTCGCGCGTGGTGAAGTCCCAGACGAAGGAAGTTACCAGAAATGCCGCGAAAAGCATGAAACATACCGCGTTACAAGCGTTTCGTTGTATGACTACGGCGGACTACAGCATTTGGAGGTGGGCGGCCGATGATACGTTACTCTATGAAGTTGCACTTGCCAAACAACGTGCTTGATAGGCGCGTGGAAAAGGCGAACGCGTGGCTTGTTGAGGAGATCATCAAGGACACCGACCCGTTTGTTCCGGCGCGAACCAGAGCACTGGCAATGAACGTGCAGCGGCACGGGCATACCATCGTGTATGCCTCACCGTATGCACGTTTTCAGTATTACGTCAAGGTGATGATCGACCCGGCAACAGGAAGCACATTCGCGCCTAAGGGCGTGCGCAAGGTGTTGACCGAGCGCGACCTTCAATACAGTAAGGCGGTGCACAAACACGCGCAATCGCACTGGTTTGAGGCAAGCCGCGCGGTGAACGAGGGACACTGGAGGGAAGGAGTGCGCAAGATTTTGACCGATGAGTGAGAAATTGAACACGGTAACAGCTCGTGAACAAGACGGTGTTTCACGGGCTGTTCTTTTGTGGCTGAAAGGCTATGCTCCCGAAATCGAGTTTGAATATCTCCCGCCGGAACGGTCAGGCATGATGCTTACCAGTGTACAGAGCGCGTATAAAACCGCACAGTACATTGACGGCGGATATGCTGCACAGTACCCGTTCGGCGTGATGTATCGCGCCCTGCCGACCGACAGCGAGGAACGTCTCGACGTTGAATCCTTGCTGAATGAGATGGGAGCATGGGCGGAAGAAAACCCGCCTGATCTCGGCGAGGGAATGACCGTCACATCTGTTGAGCGAACGACCCCTGCGGGGCTTATCGCTCGATACGAAGATTTAACCGAGGATTACCAAATCCTCTTAACCATTAACTATGAAGTTGAGGTGTAAAAATGGCAACTGAAAAGATTAAACGTCCTCTGATTGCACACTTTCTGGATACGTCCGACAAGATGGGCGAGTATTCGGATGCAAAGTGGGCACGAATCGGCAAGAATGTAACCGAAGCATCTACGGACTACGGTGCACAGACTGAGACCGAGCAGGATATTATCTCTGATTCTGCAACTACTGAGATTACCGGCTATCAGCCGACCATGAGCGTTTCTCAGCAGTGCACCAAGGGCGACGGTGTGTTTGAGTTTATCGACAAGAAGCGTCGCGCTCGTGCTACTCTGGCAGATTCTCACGCATGGCTGCTGAACGTGGACATGTGGAATGCTACCAGTGACAGCGACACTGCAACCTACGTTGCAGAAGTACAGGAAGTATCTGTACAGGTTGATACCTACGGCGGCGCGGGCGGCGAATCTCCGACGCTGGAATATACGCTGAACTATGTAGGCGACCCGATTCCGGGCACTGTTAAGATCACCGGCGGCGCACCGGTATTCACTGCGAACGTATCCGTATAAGGAGGTAACGAGGAATGGATAGTATCCGCGTAAACAGCGGCGTAAAGGTTATTGAAGTCAACGACAAGGGAGAGACGATCTCCCTTCCGCTGTCTGATGATAGCTTTGTCAAAGGCTTTTTCGACCTGCTGAATGAAATCAAAGACAAGGCAACGGCTATTTCTGAGAAGAAAGGCGACGTTCTGGACACTCTGGACGATATCGTAGCGTTTGACAAAGACGTTAGGGACAAAATCGACGCGCTGATTGGCGAAAATACTTGCGCGAAGGTGTTTGGTGCGGTGCTTCCGTCCTCCGACCAGTTCCTTGATTTCTTCGCACAGCTTACCCCCATCATTGACAGCCACGTTGAGAAGCGTGCAGCAAACATGAGCAAGTACAGCGCGGAGCGTGTCGGCAGTGTTTAACATGCTGCTCGATCGCCTGCCAAGCTCTTACAAGGGGTATCTGATTCGCACGGATTACAGAATCGGCATTCAGATTTCCCTTGCACTGGACGACCCGAATTTAAGCGATAATGACCGTGCATGGGTGGCATTATCCTTGCTTTACGGAGCAGGGATGCCACCCATTGACATTGCACTGGAAGGTTTGCAGTGGTTTATTCGCTGTGGCGACGATAGAGAGATTGAACCCGGCGGTAAACGCATGATGTGGTTCGATTTCGATTCTGCACGGTTGTACGCATCGTTCCGGCAGACGTTCGGCATTGAGCTGCACAAGGTCAATCTGCACTGGTTTGAGTTTATGGCAATGATGGAAAGCCTTAACGAAGATTCGGCAATGTCTCATGCCCTGCAAATCAGAGGCACGGACACAAGCAAAATGAAGGGAAAACAGAAACAGGAATACGAACGTCTCAAACGTAATTTAACCCCTGCACCCGCACTTTCCGAAGAGGAAAAGGAAGCTATTGACGCTTTTTGGGCGCAGATCAATTAGAAAGGCGGTGAATAAATGGCGGATGGCTCTATCAGAATCGAAGCTACTGTAAGCGACGAACAAGCGAAAAAGCAGATTGCACAAATGACGAAAGACATTGAGAAGCAATCAGCCGCCGTAGATAAACAAGCCGCAAAGGTACAAAAACTTGCTGAACAGTGGAACAAGGTAGCCGCTGGCGGCACGAAGGGCATTAAAATGCAAGCCGACCTTGCAGCAACGGAGAAAGAAGCCGCACGTCTGGCTGCTCGGTTGGATGAAGTAAACGCTGAGATTGAAAAGGCTCAGAGCGATTACAACACCAAACTGAAACAGGCGGCAACGGGCGCAATCCCACAGGAGGAATTCTCGGAATCGGCGCAAAAGCTGAATTCGCTTGTTGCTGAATCGGATAAATTGGGCGAAGCTCTGCGAAACGCAGATGATAAAGCGGCACAACTGAAACAACAGCTTGCCGAGATCAAGCAATCGTCCACGATGAGCAGCGCCGGTCAGAATGTACGGCAAAACCTTTCCAATGAGACCACGCAGTTAGAGAACATGAAGGCCGGGCTGAAACAGTCCAAGTCGGAAATGAATGACTTCGTAAGTCAGACAAATTCCAAAATGGCTAAGCTGAAACGAGTTATTGCGGGTTTGGGCGCTGGCTTGAAAACGTCTGTCGGAAGTCTGCAAAATTTTCTCGGCGGCAAATTGGGCGCAGCGATTGACAAGCTCAAAGCCAAATTCTCCAATTTCGGACGTTCCAGCCAAAAGTCCATGAAGAAAGCCACGGGCGGCGTACAGTCGTTCGGTGTGCGTCTGCGATCTATCGTTGCGGGCGCGTTGTTCTTCAACTTGATTTCCAAAGCGCTTACGGCAATGGCTGACCGTTTGGGCAAGGCTCTGCTTGCGAACCAAACGTTTGCAAAGTCGTTCGGACAGGTGAAAAGCAACCTGCTGACGGCGTTTCAACCTATCTATGAATCTATCATCCCATGGCTGAATAAGCTGATGCAGGCTCTTGCACAGGTAACGGCGCAGATGGCGCAGTTTATCGCGTCTGTGTTCGGTACGACCGCACAGCAGGCACAGGAAAACGCAAAGGAACTGAACAAGCAAACGGATGCACTTGACTCCACGGCATCGTCTGCGAAGAAAGCTGAAAAGGCTCTTGCATCGTTCGATACAGTCCAGAAATTAACCAATAACAGCAATAATACGACCGACCCGAGCGCACCTAAGTTTGATACGGATTATTCCACAGCAAAAAATCAGACACCGCAATGGCTCACTGACTTCTGGAAAGTATTTCAGGATTCGTGGGCGCAGTACGGACAGCAGACCATTGAAAGCGCAAAAAACGCTCTTTCTGCGCTGAAAGACATGGTTTCCGCTATCGGTCAGTCGTTTATGGCAATCTGGACGAACGGAACTGGACTTGAAACGCTTAACAACATTCAACTGATGCTGCAAACCATCTTCGATCTGATTGCCGCCATTGCAACGGCGTTTACCAATGCGTGGAACACGAACAACACAGGCGAACAGATGTTGCAAGCAATTATGAACTTGCTGAATACGATCATTCAGATTATCACCTCTATTGGTCAAGCATTCATTGCGGCATGGAACGATGGTAACGCGGGACAAATCATGCTGCAAAGCATTATGACCCTCATTACCACGGTGGTTCAGGCAATTAACGCAATCGGTCAAGCGTTTTTAGCTGCGTGGAATGATGGTAATGCCGGACAAACGATGATAAACACCTTGATACAAATGATTACGGCGGTTGTAAACCTCGTTAATTCTATCGGTCAAGCGTTTATTGCGGCTTGGACTGACGCAGGATTAGGCGAAAGTATCTTCTCGAATATTCTTTCCATCATCACGAATATAGAGAATGCGATAAAATCACTGGCTGAAAACCTGCAATCTGCGTGGGAATACAACGGGAATGGCGTAGCTGTTTGGGAGAGCATCCTCAAAATTATTGATGATGTATTAGCCGGAATTGATAAAATGTCACAGGCAACGGCGGATTGGGCAAGTGGTTTGAATTTTGAACCTCTTGTCACGGCATTTAACAATTTCATGGCAGCGCTCGAACCGGTTGTAGACCTGATTATGAACGGCCTTGCGTGGGCATGGGAGAACGTTTTACTTCCGCTTGCGAGCTGGACTATCGAAGAAGCTGCTCCGGCAGTTCTCAATCTTCTTGCAGCGGCGTTACAGGCAGTATATAAGGTAGTATCTGCGCTGGCTCCGATTCTGCAAACGATTTGGAGCATTATCAAACCTATCGTTCAGTTCATCGGTTTTTCTGTTATTTCTATTATCAAGGGACTGACAGATACCATTACGAAACTGGGCGACGCTCTTTCTTTTGTCATCAACCTGATTAGCAAAATCGGAAGTGGCATTGGAAGTGGTATTTCGTCGCTTGTTGGCGCATTGGGTGGCGGATTAAGCGCATTTTCACTGGATTCCCCAACTGCTGCGTATTCGCTTGACATTCCTGCCCTTGCAAATGGTGCGGTTATCAGCCCGAACAGCGAATTTCTCGCTCTGTTGGGCGATCAGAAAAGCGGCGTGAACGTGGAAACCCCGCTGTCTACCATGATTGATGCGTTTAACGCGGCACTGGATGCACGCGGCGGCAATGGCAACAGCAGTCAGCCTATCGAGTTGTACATCGACGGCGCGAAGTTTGCACGCATTACCGGACCGTACAACAGCGGCGAAACGCGGCGGCGCGGCGTGAGCCTTGTAACAGGAGGTGCATAAATGGAACTTACCGTAGACGGCAAGAAGTACAACGTCCTTGTTACAAGCCTTACCCGTAAATTTCAGGTGCTTGACGGCAAGAACGCAGAGCGAACGCTCAGCGGCGCAATGATTCGTGATATCATCGGCACGTTTTACAACTACGAGATTACGATTCTTCCCGCAGTTGGCAAGTACGGCGACTACGATGCGCTGTACGAGGTTCTGAGTGCACCGCAGGACAGTCACAGAATTGTTGTTCCGTATGCACAGAGCACGCTTACGTTTAACGCATATGTTACTGCTGGACAAGACAATCTCATTCGCAAGAAACCCGGAGAATCATACTGGACGGGACTTTCCGTTCAGTTTATCGCAATGGCACCGCAAAGGACGTGACACATGGGAACCAATACAATCACATATCTTGACCGCACGTTCGATGCACACGATGTAATCAGCGGAAATGCGTATTATGCGCGTCCGCTGAACAGTGCCTCGCTGGAAATCGACACGTTTTCCTTTGATGTGCAGTCGGATGATACCAGTTTAACGGAGTTTATCCGTAACACCCCACTGACTTTCTACCATGATGGAAATCAGATGGGGATTTTTTATGTGCAGACAATCTCTCGCACCTCTATCAACACTTACCACTTTACCTGCACCTCGACCGTTGGTCTGTTGGATGAAACCTACCACGACGGCGGTATTTACACCGGCGAAACCGTGCGTAAAGTCTGCACGGATATTTGCTCACCGCTGACCTGCTATGTGAAGTCCAACATTGCAAATATCAAACTGTATGGATGGCTGCCTATCGCAACACGGCGCGAAAACCTTGCACAGGTGCTGTTTGCTATCGGCGCAACGCTGAAAGTGGACTACAACGGCGCAATCCGCATTGAGGGTTTGTGGGACGGACAGTCGAGCGAAATCACCGCAAGCGAAATGTATGCGGGCGGTTCGGTAGAATATGCAACGCCGGTTACGGAAGTTATCGTTACGGAGCACGCCTATTCGCAGAGCGCAACGGAAGTTACGGAACTGTTCAACGGCACGACCTCGGCAGGTGATAAGATCACGTTTGATGACCCGTGCTACGACCTCGAAGCCACAGGTTTTGAAATCACAGAAAGCGGCGCAAACTATGCTATCGTTACTGCCGGTTCCGGCGTGCTGAATGGCAAGAAGTACACCCATGTTACACGGCAGATTATCACCCCGACAAATACCCGCAGCCGCAGTCTGGTTGAACAGTCGGACAACACGGTAAAGGTAGAGAACGCAACGCTTGTATCTCTGGTAAACGCAAACGCTGTTGCGGAACGCCTTGCCGAATATTACAGCCACAATGAGCGCATCAACAATAAAATCGCTATCAAACGCGAAACTCCCGGCGATGTGGTGCAGATTTCGCACCCTTACGGCGGTGAAGTGACCGGATGTGTTGAAAGCGCAGACGTTACCGTGTCTGGAAAACTGGCAGCGCAGGAAAGCGTATTAGTTGGATATAAGCCGCAGGATATCGGCGAACAGGAGTATTACGATACGGTTGAGGTTCTGACCAAAGACGGGACGTGGACTGTGCCGGATGGAGTTACAAGTGTCCGTATTGTTCTGATTGGCGGCGGTGCAGGCGGCGATTCAGGCGAACGCGGTGAAAACGGCGAAAGTACAGATGAAGCTACCAATACCAACGGAACTCTACGCCCCGGAAAAGGAGGAAAAGGAGGAAAAGGAGGAACCGCAGGCAAGGGCGGAAAAATTTATACTATCGAACTGAAAGTAACTCCAAACGATCAATTCAATGCAAAAATCGGCGTTAAAGGAGTAGGCGGAGAATATACCTCTGATACTGTGAATGCAGGAACAGCTGGCACGGACACTTCTTTCGCGGGATATACATCGCAAGATGGCGCATCATCTTCTGAGGGATTTTCTGAACCGACAACGGGAATAACGTATGGTGTATGGGGAACCGATGGAATCACAGGCGCAGATGGCGGTGATGGAGGTGTTCCAAGCACCGCTGAAAAGGTGAGCGGCAATCCGGGAGGCGATGTTTTAACATATCTCGGAGGAAAGGGTGGAACTGGCGTTCGTGGAACCAAAAGAGATGGAACCGTTGTAGGCGGTTCTGGCGGTGGCGGCGGTGGCGCTGCGTATGGCATAAATGGTTCGGATGGCGGAAATGCCATTATGAGCAATGGCGGCCTGCGAACAATTTATGGCTATACAGGAGGAAACGGTGGAACTCCAGATGCAATTATAGCACCGACTATATACGGCGCTGGTGGACACGGCGGACACGGTGGCGGTGGCGGCGGCGGTGTAGGCGCTGTAACGCTCAACGCAACTTATTCATCAGAATCTGGAGGAGCAGGCGGAGCAGGAACGAGCGGGACTGACGGTGCACCGGGTTGCGTCCTTATTTATTATCGCCTGCCTAAAGCGCTTTCTGCTTCCGGTGCAGTCCATGACAAGAACGGCAAAATCATTTCAGACAAATACGGAAGGAGGTTGGTTGTTTAATGGCTGATACTTACTATACAAGCCGGTACGGCGGTGAGGACATTGATAATGCAGTCGATAAAGTAAACGACACCTCAGCCGGAAACGATGCACTCAAAGCGGCATTAGACGCACTGACTGCGCGTGTCGCGGCATTGGAGGGTGGCGGAACATGATTCTTTTCAACGATTGGAAATTAACATCAACTTGTGATTTCCTCGCTATGCAGTATGACAATCTCACAAGAAAATTGTCGGTACACGGTGATTTGCCCGCAGGATATGACTGGGATATGTTTGTAAGCGTCGGACCGTATTTTGACATCTTACGGCTTACTCCGGACGAAAACGGAGCGTCTATTGTTCTGACCGCCCAAATGCTTGCTATCTCCGGTGTATACACCATGCAGCTGCGCGGAACGCAAGGCGATAAGGTACAGCACACGAACAAAATCACGGTGTTTGTGCCGTCGAGTATGTCGGGAGACGCGCATTGGGCTGAGATTCCAAGCGAATTTACGGAGCTGGAAAAGCGTATGCAGCAGCTTGCAAACACTTATCCGACCGTAGGTGAAAACGGCAACTGGTTTATCGCTGGTGAAGATACTGGCGTTCCCGCCAAGGGCTTAACTCCGTTCATCGGAGACAACGGTAACTGGTGGATTGGTGAAGAAGATACCGGTGTACCTGCATCGGGCGGTGGGCATGGCAACGTGTTTTCAAATGATGTTTCCGCTATTCGCGTCTTGACCCGTGCAGAGTATGACACAATCGAAAAGCACGATGAAACTGTGCTTTATCTGATAACGGGGTGACGGAATGTATATCGGAGACAAAAGCATTATCGCGTATTTCTTAGGAAAGATGGGAATTTACGAGGCGTATTTGGGCGATGAATTGCTCTATCGCCGCAAGAGTTCCTACCTTTACCTTGAATTAAACACAAAAGGAGTGTAAAACATGGCATCTTTCTTTAACTTAACGCTGGATACGACCGCGCCTGCCGGGCTTACCCTCAAACTGAATAACGGTGCTGCATATGCAACCAGTACGGCAGTAACGGCAACGATTGGTCTGACGGACAGCGTAACGACCGGCTACCAGATGAAGATTTGGGGCGTGGCAGGTGCAGCAACGGAATCCGAAGCGGCATGGGCAACGTTTGTAAAGTCTAAGGCGATCACGCTGACCACTGGCGACGGCCAGAAAACCGTATCTGTTAAGGTGCGAGACGACGTAGGCAACGAAACCGCAACGGTTACCGCGAAGATCACGCTGGATACTGCCGTTCCGGTTGTTACGATTACCGGCCCGGACAAGAGCAAGATTTCTAAGGTGGCAACCTTCAACGTATCTGCGTTCTCGTTCTCTGCTAATGCGGACTTCGAGGAATACAAGATCAAGGTTGTTCCGAGCGAATCCAGCCTTGAAAATGCAGGTACTCAGATTCCGGTTACTGCCGGTTCTACCAATACCAGCGGCACTGCAGGTGGCTACAAGAAGGACACCGCTATCAACGTCACTATCAACGGCGCAGACCTCGAAGCTGCATCTTCCGGTGACGGCGTGAAGATCGTCAAGGTGTTCGTAAAGAACGCTGCCGGTACTTGGAGCGTGGCGTAAATGGCAGCTCCAAATCTGACTTTTTCCATCACGGGAGAGAGGATTTCGGCGGTTTCTGGCTTCGACAAAGTTATTGTTGCGTTTCAGTCGGACATTCCGTATCAGGCATTCGAGTGCCGCGCTACGAAGTCCGGCGAGGAATGGGGCAGAGGGAGAGGGACGCTCATTGCGTCCTTCTCTCAAACCCCTGCTGCAACACAGCGACAGTTCGAGGTATACGACGATTTCTTGCTTTCCGGTGACGGCATTTACCGCATTTCCCTCTATGCACAGGGTATGGATGGCAGTTGGAACGACAACTGGGGTTTTATCCCGTCTGACAGCGACGAAACCATGCTTGACGCGGACGGAAACGAATTTCTTTGCATGAAGGAGTGATGGCATGGCTTACAATTCCTCGCATACCGGCGCACAGATTGATGATGCGGTCGGTAAAGTAATTGAAAAGTCGGAAACATGGGATAACAAGCAGGACAAAATAAAGGGCAAGAAAGGGCAGTATGCAGGTTTTACAGAAGACAATGTACTCGGCGCTGTAAATGCTCCGAGTTCTGGCGGTGGTTCAATCATCACCATCACGTTTGCGGCTGATTTTGTCGGTCAGGTATGGACTCTCAAGGGCGGCAGCGAAACCTACACCGGCACTGTGGACAGCAGCAAGACGGCAACTGTAAGCGTGCTCGGCATTAACACTACCTACACCCTGAGTGCTGCGCTGTCCGGTACGACGTATACAACCGAGGTTACAACCAAGGCGTATTATACGGCACTGAGTGTCAATCTTGAGAAATTCCAGAGTACGATTACCGTAACCGTAGATAGCGGTTCAACGGTGATGGCTACACTCGGCAGTACGGTATTGACCAAGACGAGCACCGGCACGGCGGTGTTTGTTGTCGGAAAAGCTGGCACTTGGAGCATTAAGGCAACAAAGGGCGACCAAACCGCCGAGGGCACAGTAAGCATTACAGCCAGTGGACAGAGCAAGTCGCTGACGCTGAGTTACGCTAACGTGTTTGGTGTTTGCTGGGATACGAGTAATTCGAGCACGGCGTTGACGCGCTTAACTCCGAGCACTGACCCTTACGGATTGGTTACGCGGTCGGTGACAACTGAGCCGAAACCGGCGGTTGGTACTGGTTCTGGCAGTTCGCCTTTTGACAGCTATGCTCCGTGGTCGGGCATGAAGGAATGCAACCTTAATACGTCCGGCAAGGTGACGGCGTGGAAGGGTGACAGCGGGTTCTCGTATGATAGGGATTTCACAATGGTGTTTATCCCGGTGTTTTATGTGGCTCAGAAGCGCAGCGGCACAAAGCAGTATTTTTATGTGTCAGACAAGCCTAAAACAGGATTTACCAAGCATCCTGGTAGTGGTAAGTACATTGGTAAATATCACATGGGTAGCGCTAGACCGAGTACGTCTCTTGTATCACCGTATGTGAACATCACTCGCGCGACAGCGCGCAGCAACGCAAAGAGCAAAGGTTCGAAATTCCACCTGTATGATTTTGCAACCTACTGTGCAATTATCTTCTTGTATATCGTTGAATTTGCAAACTGGAACTGTCAGACAAAAATCGGACAAGGATTTGTAAGCAGGAATTCAAGCACGCAGTCCGGCGCAACGGACAGTATGACTTATCACACCGGATGCGCATCCGGCACGGATGGTCAAACCGCTGTCCAGTATCGTTGGATTGAAAATCTCTGGGGCAATGTAAACCAGTGGGTGGACGGCTTCAACGCCAACGGCGCGGAAGCATACTACTGCACCGACCCGAGCAAATATGCGGACGATACGACGACCGGCTATACCAAAATCGGCACGCTGCCTGCGTCCGGCTACATTAAGGATTTGACCGTTACCGATAACGGTCTGCTCATTCCTAAAACGACCGGCGGCTCAGAAACAACGTACATTCCGGATTATGCGGACTCGTCCTCCGGTTGGCGCGTTCTGTTTGTCGGCGGCTACTGGTACAACGGCTCGAATGCGGGTCTTTTGTTCTTCGATGCGGGCAGCGCCTCGTCGGATTCGGGCTCGAGCATCTCCGCGCGTCTCCTGTGCGAGCCTTGAAAGGAGTGATAAAAATGAAGGTACACGGCGACAACAAGCCGGAGAAAATCACGGCGAACAGCCTGCCGAACAAGCTGGGGCAGGCGTGGGTAAGGTTTTGCCTGAATCCGGTTGAAACCACAGACGCAGACGGAAACACGCAGTGGGAGTATGACGAGTATGTCACCGAGGTTGCAGATGGTTCGGACTTGCAGGCGCGTGTGAATGAGCAGAACGACGCACTGCTTTTACAGGCCGTCGGCGAGGAATACGGCACACCGCTGACATCAGTTGATGATCTGCGTGAGCGTCGTATCGCAGACAGCAAGACCGATCTCGCTGCATGGCTGGCTGAGAACCCGCTTACATGGACAGATGGCAAGCAGTATGCTGTAACGTCGGAAAAGCAGGCACAGCTTACATCGGCGCTGGCGGTGCAGCAGGTTGCACAGTCTGCGGGCGTGGAACGTGAGCTGCGTTGGAACTCTACCGGCGATGAATGTACGGTTTGGCAGTATGCTGACCTGTGTGCGCTGGCACTGGCGATTGCAGCCTATGTCGAGCCGCGCGTAAGCATCCAGCAGGCGGCCGAGGTGGATCTCCGCAATGCAGCGACGGCAGAGGAGGTCTTGAGTGTTGCGTGGAATTACGCCTAAGTCTGTGCTTGAGCACCTGCTGTTCGCGGTGATCGGCGGTGTGCTGTACATGCTGATCGAGATCGCATGGCGCGGCTACACGCACTGGTCTATGGGTATCCTCGGCGGCGTGTGCTTTGTTCTGGTGGGACTGTTGGACGAGGTTCAGCAGCACCCGCCACTCATTGTGCAGATGGCACAGGGAGCAGTAATTTGCACTGTGCTTGAACTGCTGGCTGGTCTGGTGCTAAACGTCTGGCTCGGTCTGGATGTATGGGACTACTCCAGCGTGCCCGGAAATCTCATGGGGCAGGTGTGTCCGCAGTTTACCATTGCATGGGCGGCGCTGTCGGCGGTAGCAGTATGGGTTGAAGATCGTTTACACGATATTTTCGACTAAATGCTCAGAATTGCGGTAAAGTGCTCAAAATAAAAGAAAAATGTACACTTTGATAGGGCGAATGCCCGGAAAGGAACAAACTATGTACGAAGATAACATCTATGTAAAGAATTATGAGGCTATCAAAAAGCTGCCCGGTGATATTGGCGTACAGCTCGACCAGTTCGACGCTGCCCGCCATCTCAAGCACGATGACCTCGCGCGTGCACAGTACAAGCACTGGCGCAGTGTGCAGACCGGTGTGCCGGAGCTGCTGAGCCGCAATGACCGCGACCTGCTGGGTATTTAACCATGCCGACGGAGGTTATCTGCACCATTATCACGGGTGCTGTCGGAATTATCTGCGCTGCTATGGCAGCGCAGTCCGGCAAGCGTGATAAGAGAGCAAAGGAAGAATCGGAGCGGGTAAACCGGAGGGCGGAACAACGAGCCAAAGAGGGACGCTTACAGCTTGCAATGATTAACGCAAACTGTCAGCTTACCGTTGGCGTAGCAATGGCATTAAAGCGCGGTCACTGCAACGGAGAGGTAGAGGCAGGACTTGCGGCTATTGAAAAGACAACGAAGGAATACGAGCAGTTCTTAGAAGGAATTGCTATAGACCATATTGCGAGGTGAGAGTATGAAGGTAAATATCCCTGTACGAATGAAGAATCCGTGGTTTTGGGTTGGCGTGGTGTCCGTGGCGATTACGGCAATTGGTGTTGACCCGCAGACGTTTACGAGTTGGGCGGCTGTGTGGGACGGCATTGTTTCGGTGCTGTCTAATCCGGTGCAGCTTTGCACCATGTGCCTTGCGGTGCTGGCGGTGTTCATCGACCCGACGACGGCGGGCGTGACGGACAGCGCGGCGGCGCTGACTTATGTGAAACCGAAAAAGGAGGATAAATAAAGTGAAGAAAGCTATGTTATCTCAGCCGATGGCCGGCAAGACGGATGAAGAAATTGTTGCAACGCGTGAACGTGCTATCAAAGCACTGACAGAACGCGGCTTTGAGATTATCAACACCCTGTTTACGGACGAGTGGTACAGCAAAGAGAGCATGGCGGAGCGCGGTGTAGTGCAAATCCCGCTGTGTTTCCTTGCAAAGTCACTCGAAAACATGAGCCTGTGCCACGCTGCGTACTTCTGCAAAGGGTGGGAGAACGCACGCGGCTGCAAACTGGAACACGAGGCAGCAAAAGCCTACGGTATCGAGATTATTTACGAGGAGTGATTGGATTGAAAATCACTTTTAAAGGCTGCAACCCGAGCAACTATCAGAAGGGACGTTCGTTCCCGATCAACTGGATTTGCTTACACTTTACGTCCAACAACGGCGATACGGCACAGAACAATGCAGACTTTTTTGCAAGAGAAAGCGGACTGCGTGCCAGTGCACACTACTTTGTAGACCCGAACGGCGTTGTGCAGAGCGTAAAGGACAGCGACACGGCATGGCATTGCGGCAGGGAGCGCGGCGGCAGTTACTACAACGACTGCCGGAACGCTAATTCTATTGGAATTGAAATGTGCAGCGTCATCCGTAATGGCGTGTACGTTATCCCGGAAGAGACCATGAAGCGTGCAGCAAAGCTGACACGGGAGCTGATGGCAAAGTACCATATTCCGGTATCGCGCGTGTGCCGTCACTATGATGTGACGAGGAAAAATTGTCCCGAACCGTGGGTACGCAATCCACAGTTGTGGCAGAAATTCAAAACCATGCTGACAGAGAAAGAGGTTGAAGATATGACGGAAGCACAGACCCGCGCAATCGCAAAGCAGGAGATCAGCAAAGCGGAAAGCGCAAAGAAAGTATACAACAGCGTTGCCGAATGCCCGGCGTGGGCGAAAGACACCGTGCAGAAGCTGGTGAACAAGGGTTTTTTGCAAGGCGACGATAAGGGCAAGCTGGCACTGAGCACCGACCTGCTGCGCCTTCTGGTTATCAACGACAGAGCGCATTTGTACGACTAAGAGAAAAAACGAGGGGAAAGATATGCGGTGACACCATAACGAGGGGATACCGCATGAAATTAACGGAATTTACAAGGCCGGAGGTGGAATACTTCCGGCGTGAGTGCAATTTTACGCCAGAAGAGCGCGCCGTGTTTGACTTGCGAACATCGGCGCGCTCTATTACTCAGATTTGCATGGCGCTGCACATGAGCGAAAGCACGGTGCATCGTCGGTTGAACAGCATCAAATGCAAAATGCTGCGCGTGCTGTAACAGCAAGTTGACAGATTTGTGACAGGTTTTCACGCCCTGTAGACCTTATACTGAAAGTATAAGGAAGTGATCGCATGAGTTACGAACAGAGACTTGAACGCATGGGGTATGACCCTGAGTGCGCTCGTCGCATTGTAGCAGTTTACCGCAACGCAGGCAATACAGATTGCTTAGAGGAGTATATATCCTACAAAGAGGCGGTAAGTAAATCCATCAGCGAACACGTTACGGAGGTGCTGGGTTAATGGCATATCCTTATGGTTACACTGGCTACACGCCGCAGTATCAACAGCAGTACCCGCAACAGCCAATGCAGACACCAATGCAACAGCAGGTGCAATCTCCACAGCATATTGTTCGACCTGTGGCAAGTATGGAGGAAGCACGCGCGGTACAGACGGACTTTTCCGGTGCGCTTACTATCATGCCGGACACAGCACACGGAGCGATCTACACCAAACAGCTTAATTTGCAAACCGGCTGTGCTGACTTTGTGATGTATCGCAGAGCACAGGAGCCGGAAACGAATAAACCTGCGGAAATAGATTTGTCAGATTATGTTCCGAGAACAGAATTCAACGAACTTATCCGACGGTTTAACAAGTTATGTGAACAACTGGGAGGTGCAAACGATGGTAAATAATCCGATGATGCAGGTGTTGCAGCTTATGAGGAACGGCGGGAATCCTATGGCAATGCTGAACCAAATGACCGGCAATAATCCTATGGTGAGCACCCTAATGAAATCCATGCAGGGCAAAAGCCCGGACGCACTGCGGCAGATGGCAATGAACATTGCAAAGGAACGAGGAATCGACCTCGATCAGTTTGCACAGCAGTTCGGCATGAACATCAAGTAAATATCCATTTTCAGTTTTGACGGAATCTTGACGAAAATCCGGCGTGAATTTGTCATGTTCGGAAAGCGTACGGTTCCGATCAAATATAACTGAAAAGGAGAATATAACATGGATAACGATTTTGCAACCGGCTATGCTCTTGGCAGTGACAGCGGCAACAACTCCGGCAACGGTATGTGGGGTGGCGATGGCTCTTGGATTTTTGCGTTTCTGATTATTGCACTGATTTTCGGCGGCAACGGCTGGGGCTGGGGCAACAACGGCGGCAACGGTGCAGGCTATCAGGGTGCAGTAACTCGTTCTGACCTGTGCAGCGAGTTCAACTTCAACGACCTGTCTCGTTCGGTTCTGGGCATCCAGAACGGCCTGTGTGACGGCTTTTACGCCGTTAACAACGGCATGCTGACCGGTTTTAACACCCTCGGCAACAATGTTTCCAACGGCTTTCACGGCGTAGATAACGCGATTTGCCAGCTTGGCTATCAGAATGCACAGCTTATCAACGGCGTAAACCAGAACATGAACACCGGCTTTAACGGCGTTACCGCAGGTCTTACCGCACTGGGTACGCAGATGGCAAGCTGCTGCTGCGACACGCAGCGTCAGATCGAGCGCGGTTTCTGCGAGACCAACTACAACGCGGCTACCAATGCGCGTGACATTATCCAGACTGCGCACAACGACACCGACCGCATTATTGCACGCCTCGACCAGATGGAGAGCACCCGTCAGGCGGAGAAGATCGCGGCACTCCAGAATGAGAACCAGACGCTCAAGTTTGCGGCTTCTCAGGAGGCGCAGAACAACTACCTTGTAAACGCGCTGCGTCCGGCACCCGTTCCGGCGTTTCCCGTTCCGGCACCTTACCAGTTTTCCGGCTGCGGCTGCAACACCTGCTGCGGCATGTGAGAGATACGTTCAGCCGGGGGAATGTCCCCCGGCTTTGATAGGAGGTTTTGATTATGGCTTGCAAGCCTGTACAAAAACTGTGTCCGAACCTGCGTATCTCACAGGGCGTGACTTACGCAAGCGGCGTGCTGACGGTGAATATTCCGGCGGGAGATTACCAGAACGGCTGCGTATACGGAATCGTAATCGCTCAGAACATTCCGAGCACAACGATCATCGGCGCACCGGTAGTAATCACAATCGGCGACGGAACGGTAACGTATCCGCTGCTGAAATGCAACGGCGCACAGGCGACAGTGTTTAATCTGGACACCCGTCACAAGTACCTTTGCCGGGTGGTCACTTCGTCCAGCGGCGGCAGTTTCCGAATGCTCGGTAATTCCTGCTGCTCTCATTCTGACGCGCTGCGGTCTATTAACGGCACCGCGCCGACGGCGTAAGGGGGTATCATCATGAAACGAGGAACCCGAATGCTGTTGATGCAGCACACCCGCCGAGAGAATGCTTCGCCGGAGGAATGGAGAATCCGCAAGACGTACCCCGAAGATCGCCAGCATTACGGCGTGCGGTATCGGTACAATCATATTGAGCCTTACGGTTACTATGACGAGCGTATTCACGGCGGCGAACCGGAGATGCGGAATTATCGCCGTTATTCTGACGGACGCTTTGCACCAAAAAGCAACATGGAATATCCGGAGTATGACGAGTACCCCGATTACGAGGACGAGATGCGCCCTATTGGCTTTCGTGACGATGATGCTTACATGGGGGATACTTCTTATGTAGGCGACAAGACGCACGGTTCTGATCGCACTATGGGCTATGCGTCCAGCACGCACACCGGACGTATGACTAAGGACATGGCGGACGAATGGCTGCACAACATGCAGAACGCTGATGGCACGACCGGCCCGCACTGGACGTTTGAACAGTGTAAGCAGGTAATGCAGCAGCACAACTTGAATTACGACCCGGTAGAATTCTGGGTGGCAATGAACGCTGTATACTCCGACTTTGGCAAGGTCAACGAGAAACACGGCATCCGCAACATTGATTACTATGTTGACGCTGCTTGTGCGTTCTGGCTCGAAGACAAGGACGCAGTGAAAAATAAGGAAGCGGCATACTATCGGTATGTTGTGAAGCATTGAATGAAGGGAGGGCAAATGCCCTCCCATCATTGCGGTGTTGAAGTCCCGCGCTATCTGTGGTACAATGTATAGGTCAAGTGGGACTAAACATGGGACTAAAATTTTTGAAGTGTCAAAAGTTCAGACATACTGTGGGGTTTCGAAATTTCACCTCGTCCTTGGTAAGGATGAGGTCACCAGTTCAAATCTGGTTAGCAGCTCCATATTTAAAAGCCTTGTTTCTTTGGTAAATCCATTGAAACAAGGCTTTTTTGTTATTTTATACGGCTTTAAGCACTGCTGCACGAAGTTCTTGTAGCTCTCGCATAATGTCAGCCATAGGCGTTTTTTGCACTTCGCTGATGGGACTAAATGTGGGACTGAACAAGGCGGCTAATTGCTCACCTGCACGCTCAATCATATCCTCGCCGGTGTGAGTGTAAATCTTGGCGGTAATCTCGATAGATGCGTGTCCCATGAGTTTGCTTGCGACGTTGAGCGGTACGCCCGCACGCTCTAAATCCGTGCAGAACGTGTGGCGCAGATCGTAGGGAACGATAGGCGGCAGTTGCTCGGCAATGGGTGAGATTTTCCCCGCCGCGATCAACTCGCGTTCGGTATCGTCCATTGCGGCGCGGAAACCCTGCCACATGGCACGCATGGACTTATCATCGTACAAGTGCCCGTTACGCGGAAAAACCAATTCACCGAACGAACCGGCTTTCGGCAGGACTGCGGCAAGCTGGGGGATGATCGGTATTTTGCGAACGCCTGCGTCTGACTTGGGGTATTTCTCGGCGCGGGTGTCCCGGTCGTATGCCTTGTCAACAGTAATCATACCGCCTGTAATATCGGCGTATGTCAGCACAAGGCTTTCCGCCGGACGCAAGCCACTATACAGCAGAGTAAGCACCCACGTTCCCGCAGGATGCGTCTTTGCAGTTTCCAGTAAAATAACACGTTCTCGATCTGTAATGCTCCTGTGGCTCTTCTGCTTGCCAGTACGGGGCATCTTCAAATCTTCCGCAGGATTATTGACGCACAAGCCGTTCTGCTTGGCTGCGCGGAACATCTGCTCGATTGCCTGCTGCACCTTCTTTACGGTGTCCGGCGCACGTCCTTCCGCAGAGTTAAGCGCTTCCTGACAGTTCAGTGGACGCACTTTGCTTACGGGGATATCCCCAATGTAGGGATAGACGTAGTTCACAAGCCGTCCCTCGATCAGCCTGCGCGTGGATTCCTTCACGCCGGACTTGTAGGTTTCTACCCAGCGTTTCCCCCATTCCTTTACGGTAACACCGGCTTCAATGAGTTTACTTCCGGATTCGATCTCTGCGCGTTTTGCCCTGATTTTCTCGTTGAGTTCCTTTTCGGTTTTTGCTCTCAGGTCGTAGTGCTTTCCCATATACGTTCCGGTCTCACGGACAAAGCCGCGAGGGTCTTTTTTTCGACGTGGCATTGCATTTTCCTCCTATTTTCGATATAATAAGAGGGTAGAATTCCGTTGCACAAGATTTCTACCCCCATATAACGTCCACCGGTTGCCGCCGGTGGGCGTTTTTTATGCCCAAAATTGTTTTCCGCATTTCAAACAAGTGACGCGGACTTTTTTCGCGCCCTTGTTTCCGGCTACGGCACCGATCAATCCCAGCCCCAGCGGCGCGGTCACGGCTGCGCCTACCACGGCCTTGCCGATGCCGAATCCCTTCTTATGCGCAGAAAGGGAAGTGGAGCCGCAACGCGGACAACGCGCTTGTGCGTTCATTTCTTTTTGCTGTAGTTTGTTCGCCTTTTTCAGTTCGGAAAGCTGCGCCTTTTGCAATTTAACCGAAGGGTCGTTCACTGCTTGCACTTTTATGATCTTCTCAATCGGTGCTTCAATCTGACGCTTCATGCGGATTGTGTCCAGCATCCCGTACTCTGTAGGCTTTACGTTATCCTCGATATAGTCTAACGCTTTGCCGATAGTGACAGAATCGTAATCGGTGCATTTACGGAAGAATGCGGCCATGTTGGTTCTGTCCTTGTATACGCCGTAGATCGTGGCGAGGTCGATTAGATCGCCTTCTTTGTCGTAATACTCGTGCGTTTCCTTCGGGGCAACTGTTTGTGCAGGTGGTTGTTCACCAGCCTTTGTTCCGCAGTTCGGGCAGAAATTCCCCTCGAATTCCGTGCCACAATTCGTGCAAAACATAATTTCACCTTCCCTTTTGTTTTCGACTTCTTAAAAAATTGTTTTATGCACTTTTTTAGATTGTATGAAGATTGGCTTGGTGGGACATATAGCGGCATTTTTTCGGCATGCGTTGCCATTCAGTGACGTTATATATCAATGAAAAAACAATGTTTTTCTGAAAAAGTTTGCAAATTACGTTTTTCTGCTTTTTGCCCTCGTTATTTTGTCAATTTACATTTTGTGTTACGCTGGTTAAACTATACCCGTAGCTACAGCAAAGCAGCTTTTCCCGAAACGGGGATAGCATTGGAGTAACGCATGGCGGGGGATGCTCCCGCCGCTCCTTTCCCATTACGGAAAGTGAGGTATATACATGAACGAAATCATTACTGTAAACTACGACAACGAACAACCAACCGTATCCGCCCGCGAGCTGCACGACTTTCTCGAAGTCGGCGCAGATTTTCGCCATTGGTTTCCTCGTATGTGTGAATACGGTTTTGAGCAAGGGCGTGATTTCAACCCGGTCAAATTTGACCGCCTTCAATACGAGGGAAACCGTGAAGTACGACGTACTGTAGACGACGCTGCTATTACTATTGATATGGCAAAGGAGCTTTGCATGCTCCAGCGCAACGACAAGGGCAAGCAGGCACGCCAGTATTTCTTACAGCTTGAACGCGACTGGAACAGCCCGGAAAAGGTAATGGCACGCGCCTTGCAGATTGCCAACAAGCGAATCCACACGCTTTCGGAGAAGATCGAGCAAGACGCACCCAAGGTTCTTTTCGCGGACAGCGTAGCCACGGCCAAGACTTCTATTCTAATTTTCGATCTTGCAAAGATCATCAAGCAGAACGGCGTTGACATGGGCGGCAAGCGCCTGTTTGCGTGGATGCGTGAGAACGGCTATCTTGTACGTCGTCAGGGCACTGATTACAATATGCCGACACAGCGAAGCATGGAGTTAGGCTTGTTTGAGGTCAAGGAAACCAGCGTCACCCATGCAGACGGCCATATCAGCGTAAACAAAACGCCGAAAGTAACCGGCAAGGGTCAGCAGTATTTCATTTCAAAACTGCTGGGCGAAAGGAGCTAATCACCGATGGAATACGGAAACGGACTTTACGTCAAACGCGATGAAACGACGATCAAGAGCGTTGAAGCCCTATATCACTATATCAACACGTTGCCGCTTACCAAGCACCAGCGAGGCAAGGCTATCCGCCTTGCTGAAACAGCTTTGACCAATGCCGAAAACAACGGATATCTTGTCGGCTTTGATGCAGCCGGTTTTAGTGACCTTACGAAAGCCGTCGCGCAGTTCTTGACAAAGAAACTGGACGAGGCTGGAATCTCTCCAGAGAAGCAATAAGTCCGGTTTATTGGACTTTGCAACAAGGCTGTTTGCATCCTCTTGAAAATCGAACAAACGTTATTTAGTACCACTTTAAGGCCGTAACAAAACGTTACACCCTTTTTATTCCGCGTATCACTTCCACGGCAGAATAAACGGTTTTATAATCCGTCCTCCGTGGTAGTTTGGTTCCGGGTCTATTGGTTCTTCAATCTCTATTGTAGTATCTGGAATCGCAAAACCCAGACCGCTTAGTTCCTCTACCAGCTTTTGATATTTGGCGGAGTTCTGATTTTTTATACGAGTGAATCCGCTGAGAGATTTAGGACATAGGTCAGGAAGAAGATACCTTACACGGTAATATATACTGTGGTTTAACCTACGCTCTTTGTCGTGACGAATCCTGCGCTGCAATTCGTTGTATACTTCGATCTCGTCTTCGTCTCGATCATCAACAAACGGCCTCCAGCTTGTGTGAAGCATAGGCTGTTCTTCGCCTTTATAATAAATCCTATCTTGGTTTCTGTCGTCGAAAAAGACTATAGGGAATCGAACGAACGCGCCGTCTGGCTCTACATATCCGGTCTTTAGAATGAATTTCGGGAGCTTAGGAAAACGCCAATCATTTCCGTGCATGGTATACACACGTCCTTGATATTTGGCAGACACTGCACTTCTTCCGTTTTCCCATGGAATCAAAACAAGATCTGTGCCCATGGCCAGACAGTTGATCTTTACCTCATTGTAGATGCGGGTTCTGAGTGCAGCACCAACCGAGATTTTATTTGAGTTTTCCTCGATTTTATGCTGCCACTCTAAGGCTTTGGAAAATCTTCCGATTTCCTCGTACCATTGCACGACGCGGTAGAAATCGTTTTCACTCCAACCGATGGGCGATTCAAACATGATTTCGGTTGCTTTCTCTATACATGCAAGTGCTAAGTCGTACTTTTCAATTTTCCACAGCCTGCTTGCATGCATCCTTAGAACATATTCCAACGAACCGGTGACACCTAAATCATCGTGCACCGATATTGAAGTGTCAAAAGTAGGAACCGGAATAGATTCAATGGACGAAATAGATGTTAAATCATGCGCTTCACCATCTACGGATATTCTTTCTGCATCGTAGATAATATCTCGATTGTCATAAAGAGCACCAGCAGGTTTGGGAAAGATGAATGATATACGTCCATTGTAAAAGCAAACCTCGTAACTCATTTTGACACTCTCCCGTGTTGCATAAGTCCTTTTTATCGGACTTTACTTGCGATTAGAAAACTCGTCCTTGTATCGAACAAGTGTTCGATATATAATATTGTCATAACTTGACGGACGATTTTGTTTGATATTGCCTTATATTGGTAATACCATAGTATCAAGAAAGGCAGGGAACAAAACATGGAAAATAATAAATATCCAAACTATGAGGCATTCGCCGCCTATCTCAATACATTTGAAGAACCGGAAAAGATTTTATCCGGTCTGGTGGCGCTCTTGAAACCAAGTGGAAACTGCGTTGGCGATCGATCGGAGAAAGATTAAGTCCTCGTTAGACAAATCTTCGCCAGCAGGCATAATTCCAGCTGACACAAACACATCCATAATATGTTTTGCATTTATCTCTCTCGCTTTGGCTTCGGCCGGAGCGGGAGATTTTTTTATTTCTGGATTTTCGAACTTCTCCAGATCGTCAACAGTGAATCCGAGTGCATGAACAATGGTTTTCAAAGTCCCGTATTGCGGGTCTTTGGTTTGCCCGGCAAAGATTTTGTTGAGCGTTCCTTTGGGTATTCCGCACTCATCGCTAATCTGTTGCAGTGTTTTACCACTTTTTTGCTTCATTATATCCAGCGCGTCTACCAGCATTTCAATTCCTCCTTTCTATGACTTCATTATATAACTATACGCATGCAGTGTCAATAAAGAAATTACCGAATTAGGTAAAAATATTTCCGATACACCATTGACAATTACCGTATTCGGTGATATTATAATAACACAGATTACCGAATATGGTAACAGGAGGTGATTGTATGAGATTCATTGAAAAAGAAATGCCGCGATTCAACGTGACCTACTATGATATTCAGCAGGTTATGAATTGCAGCGAAAAGACGGTACGAAACAAGATGCAAGGCGTCACGGATTTTACTTACAGCGAAGCCCGTATTATCCGAGACAAACTGTTCCCCGGTATGAATATCGAGTATCTGTTTGACCGCCATGACAACGAGAGCGCATAAGCGGAGGTGAGAGCAATGGATCCGGTACTGATGTCGCTTAACATCGCAACGATGGTTATTCTGGTTGTGCTGGTTGTGCTGATGCACAAGTGGTACAAGCGGAGGTGAACGGCAATAAAGAAAGTCAAAGAGATTTTCATGTCAGGCAGCTTTGGTATAGCGCTGTCCGGCTTCTCGCTGGGGTTCTCTACTTGCGTATTGATTTGTAAGGTTTTCGATTTACTTAAATAAGGCGATAACCGAGACAATCAGCGAAGCAATAGCAAGAACACGAGCAATCATTGCTTCACGCGAAGCGGCCGTTGCTTCTGTGCGGGCATCATCGATTTGCGTTTGCAGTTTTCGGTTGGTTTCTTCCAACTGGTTCTGCATAGAATCACGGAATTCTAATTCGGCTTCTTGATCGATACGGCGAAGTTCAGAACCTAAGTGCATCATACCAACACCTCCTTTCCCGGCTATTATACCACGGTCGGGAAGGGGCGAACAAGCGGAGGTGATACCGATGTATATTCCACCTTTTGTTGCCGGAGTGCTGGCAACACTGGGCGTAGAAATGGCGCTGCTTATTGTGTGTGCGATGCTGCGTTGTGGCAACAACGATGATGAGAGATAACACACCATCAACACACTAAGCAACAGACTAATAACAAACCATCAACACACCAATAACACACAGAAAGCGGAGGGTTGAACGAATGACAGCAACAGAATTAAGCAACCGCAGGCGCACGGTTGAAGGTCGTTTACGCACGTTCGCAGGGTGCGAATATATTACCACAAAACAGTTAAAAGACTGGTTTGGCGTTAGTTATCGTACCGTGCAGAGGTATTTAGATGGTGTTCCGCGTTTAACTGGCGGTCGCTATCATGTGGCCGATGTGGCTAACCGATTGGTGCAGGCGGAAGCGTCTGCGTAACACTCCAACAACAGACCACCAACACACAGATAACACACAATCAACACACCGATAACAGACCGATAACAAACCATCAACACACCGAGGCGTAAGAAAGAAAGTAACAAAGAAAGAAAAGAAGTATATATATATTCTCCCTACGGTCGAATATATATTAATTTAACTTTCTAAGAAAGAAAGAAAAGAATAACCCTCTCACTACGTTCGAGGGTTACAAGAAACTGCGAAAGGGGATTGAAACCAATGACCTACAAACGCTGTGGCTGGCTTGCAGGAATGTGTTTCCTCGGTGTCCTGCTCTCTGGTGGCATGACTGAGAATGGCCGCATTGACCTGTTCAGCGGTGCGGTTATCATGCTGGCGCTGCTGGCGGTCGGATTTGTAGCCGCAAGGGCAAGCGTACTGCTTGCGGCCTATGAGCACCGGCAGAGATATCGTGGTCGTTATCGCTGAGGGGAGAAAACAGGATATGACGGAAGCAAGAAGGAAAACGCTGAAAGTCAAAGACATGCAGCGTCGGGTTATCAGCAAGGCGATGAACGCTGCGAAGTACGGCTTGCAGATGCGCGAGAGCGCAAAGACAATCAGCATGAGAACGGAGGACAAGCATGGTAGTAAAAATTAACGGCTCGGCGTTTGATACCGAGCGGGTGATGCGGTTTGCACCACGACGCAAGGGCGGTTTGGATTTTCAGCCGGACGATATTTGCTCCCGCGAATCGCTGAAAGCACAGCAGGAATACGTTGAGAAGCAAGGATTCAAGCACTGGACGGTAAACCGGATGGGCTGGATGTTCCTGTTTTGGTCGGACGGCTGTGGCAACACATACCCGCAGTGCTTTGCACCGATCACCGGAAAACTGGAAATCCCGGAACAGGCATGAGAAAAGCCGCTGACGGGTGGTAGGATACCCAATCAGCGGCATGCAAAACATTACACGGTGATTATAGCACCGAACGGAGGAAAACGCAATGGCAAAAGACAAGAAGCCGTTCCACAGCCTGCTTGATCTGGTTCTTGGAAAGCAGGGTAGCGAAGTGGCTGCAAGCATTGACATGAATGTTTCTACGCTGGGATGTACCGCTTCGGTTTGGCTGATGAATGTCGAAGACAAAAAGATCACTGGAGCAAAGGAATATTATACCCGCATTGGTGATGAGGCATGGGCGAAAACGAAAGACGGAAAAACGGAAATCGTGCATGACGAGGACGTTTTGGAGGCACTGCGCAATGCGTGATGCAATTACAGGATGCCCCGAGCGGGCGTTAGAGCCGACGGAGAGGGCAGATCAGGAGCGACTTAACCGGTTGCAGGATATGCGGGAAGCCGAAACTGCTATTGGGCTGTATCTAGAGGATTATAAACACCTATTCAGCATCGAGATTAAGAACTTCTTGCTTGATTTACGGATTGCTGTGCAGGACTTTGAACAGGAGGACGAACCATGAATTTATACGAATTGACGCAGGAATTTGCGACTGCAATGCAGGCTATCACGGTAGACCCGGAGACCGGCGAGGTCAGCGGCTTTGAGGCTGTAGACGGCCTGGACGCGGCGTTTGAGGACAAGGCCGAGGCGTATGCCGTCACCATCAAGAACCTTGACGCGGAGGTTAAGGCGCTCAAGAACGAGCGCGACAACCTCAAAGCGCGAGAGGATGCGACCAAGAAGCGCATGGAGTACATGAAGCAGCACCTTGCAGACAGTATGCTTGCTGTAGGCAAAGACAAGATCAGCACGTCGAAGGCTGCGCTGTCGTTTCGCAAGAGTATGCAGGTGAACATTACGAGCGACGTAATGGTTCCAGATGATCTGTGTAAGGTGGTTATCGACCGCAAGCCGGACAAGACGGCAATCGGCAAGCTGCTGAAATCCGGCGAGGCCGTACCGGGCGCGGAGCTGGTAGAAAACATGAATTTGCAGGTGAAGTGATATGAACATCAGGTTGCTTAATGCAGACGAGATCGAGTGCCGCGTAGCGCAGGTGTCAAAGTCTCAGTATGGCGTATCGTGTTCGTTGCTACTCTACAAGGACGCACGTTGCGATATGTCCATTCTGGACGAGGTGTACGGTCAGACAAACTGGAAGCGCGAACACGTTATCATTGATGGTCGGCTTTACTGCAATGTCTCTGTCTGGGATGCAGAAAAAGCACAGTGGGTTGTCAAGCAGGACGTAGGCACGGAAAGCAATACCGAGAAGGAAAAGGGACAGGCAAGCGATAGCTTTAAGCGGGCGTGCACCAACTGGGGTATTGGCCGAGAACTGTACACGGCTCCTATGATTTGGGTTCGGCTCAGGGATAAAGAGTATTCCGAGCAAAACGGCAGAATCAAGTGCAAGCAGTCGTTCCGTGTGCGCAGTATCCAGTATGACAAGCGCAGGATTTCCGGCCTTGTGATTGAGGATGAAAAAGGAGAAGCACGGTTTGAACTTGTACCGCCGCCGGCCGAACTGACCGAAGTCCAGAAGAAAGCAAAACACGTAAAGCAGCTGCTTTATGATATCAGCGGCAAAGATGTGGATACATCGTCTAAACTGTGGCGTGAGCAGTACCAGAAGGACGAAAATGACATTGTAAAGATGAATGCTGCGATTTTGGAGCTTGAACCGAAGTGGAACGCGATCAAGGCAGAACAGCACAAGGCGGTGCAGAATGACGCATGAGTTTGACAGGGCGAAGGTTATTCACGACGATTCCGGCAACTGGTTGTGTTTGCAAATCAAGAACGCGCCGATGGCGCGGGCGGAAGTAGACCAGATGCAGGCAGGCCGCCGCTACTGCGCGGAAATCAAGCGCAAGTATGACAAGCGGAGCGGGCGAGCCAATGCATTCGCGTGGGAACTTATGAGCAAGCTCGCGGCAAAGCTCGGCATGAAGCGCGAGGAGGTTTATCGGCAGTATATCCCCGAAATCGGGGATAACTACCGGTTGGTGCCGTATCCGAACGAGCAGACGCGAGACCTTGTTGCTGACCTGTGGAGCAAGCAGGGCTTAGGCTGGGTGACGCAGGATTGCAACGGCGGGTACTTACTCTGTTACTATGGTTCGAGCACTTACAGCACGGTACAGATGGGCAGGTTGATTGACCTCATTGTACAGGACTGCAAGGAGCAGGGAATTGAAACCGAACCGGAAAGTACGGTACTCGGGTGGTTGGCGAAGTGGAAGCCGGAGGGCAAGGACGTATGAGGAGACAAACCAAGTTTACCGGCATTTCTCCGGCTGTCTGGAAGGAATGCTATGACAGAGACGGCGGTGTCTGCCGACACTGTGGAAAGGGTGGTGTGCTGCAGGCTTGCCATTTTGTATCGAGAGCACGCGGAGGCATGGGCATTCCGACGAATTTAGTCATGCTGTGCCCGGAGTGCCATCGGGAGATGGACCAGGGCGACGGCAAGGAAATCAAGCGGGAAATGCGGGAGTACCTGCAAAGCCTCTACCCACTGTGGGACGAGGAAAAGCAGAAGTATACCAAGGAGACAGGGAGATGAAAGTTGATTTAGAAAAATATCGGAAATACATCGAAACCCGGATTGCGGAAGGCGCGAGCTTGCGAATGCTTGAGAACGAAATCGGAATTGAGCGACAAAAACTCTCAAGAGAGATGAAAAAAGCAGGCATGAGAGTTCCTACGCGAATTGAAAGCGTGAAATTCCTGTGGAAAAATCATAAACATCCGCACATTGGGAAAACCGGTAGCTTGTGCCCGACGTACGGACGCAAGATGTCAGATGAAACCAAACAAAAGCTGAGAGAAGCAATGGCTGGAGATAAAAATTATCACTGGTCCGGAGGAAGAAAGAAACACTCAAGCGGGTATATTCTTGTATATCGACCAGACAACCACTTAGCAGATAAACACGGGTTTGTGCTGGAACATAGGCTTGTAGCTGAACAGAAATACGGAAGAAAACTGACATCTTCGGACATTGTACATCACATTGACGGCAATAAGACAAACAACAATCCAGAAAATATCGTGGTTCTGAACCGATCAGAACATGCGAAATTGCATAATGGATTGAAAAAATGCAACAAACGGAGGAATACAAGTGCTTAACAAGATCGTTTTACAAGGAAGATTAACAGATAATTTGGAATTGCGACACACGCAGTCTAATACGGCTGTAGCAAGCGGTACGATTGCGGTACAACGCAGCAGAAAGGATAACAACGGAGAATATCAGAGCGACTTCTGTTCCGTTGTCCTGTGGGGTAAGCTGGCAGAGCACGCAAGCACATGGTTCCATAAGGGCGATATGTGCATCGTTTCCGGCCGTTTGGAAAGCCGTGACTGGCAGGACAAGAACGGCAATAAGCGCCGCTCGTGGGAGGTGCAGTGCGAAAGCATCGACTTCTGTGGCGGCAAGAGCGAGGGAAAGCCAAAGGAGAACAGCGATTTTGCGGATATGCCGGAGGAAGATTCGGACGTTCCGTTCTGAGGTGATGGGGAATGAACGGGCACATTAAGATGCACCGTGCGATTACGGAGTGGGGATGGTACAAAGACCTCCCCACCTGCAAACTGTGGCTGCATGTCCTGCTGAGAGCTAATTACAAGGATTGTGAGTGGCAGGGCATAGAGATTCCACGCGGTGCGTTTGCGACCAGTTACGCGGCACTCTCGGCGGAAAGCGGACTGTCTGTGCAACAGGTACGGACGGCGCTCGGTAAACTGAAAAAGACCGGCGAAATCACGGTGGAAACCAATCGGCACTATACAGTTATCACGGTCAGCAAGTACGACGAGTACCAGAGCACCGAACGCGACGAAGTGACGACACCGGCAAAATGTTCGCCGAAGCCTAAACCGAAGCCCAAAGTCCAAGAAGCCGATAAGAAACTCGACCTAACAGAACGATTCTCGGAGCCGGTATGTTCGGCGGTTCAAGATTGGATTAGATACAAGAAGGAGCGCAGGGATGCATACGAGCCAACTGGTCTCAGAAACCTTCTCACGATGATAGAGAACCGCGTAAAGCAGCACGGAGAACAGGCAGTAGCCGAGGTTATCCGGCTGAGTATGTCGCAAGGTTGGAAGGGTATCATTTGGGACAGAATCGGAGACAAGCCGAAGAAAACCAAAACGGATGCGCCGATGTTTAACGGTGCGCCCGCCGCCAGTGACTGGGAAAATGAGTGGGCGGCACGAGTGAAAGCCAGCAGAGGTGAAAGATGAAATTTGTAATCAAAGGCCCGCTGCCGGGACTGAATGAGCTGATCGAGGCGGAACGGCGAAACAGGTACTTAGGCGCACAGCTCAAGAAAAAGTGCGAAACCGTCGTGATGCACGCGGCACGGCAGCTCGGCAACGTGGAGTTTGAAGAGCCGGTGTACATGATTTATCGCTGGTACGAGAAAGACCGGCGGAGGGATAAGGATAATATTTGCGCGTTCGGGCGCAAGGTTATTCAGGATGCGCTTGTTAAGGCGCGGTATCTCAAGAATGACGGTTGGAAAAACATCGCGGGGTTTGAAGATCACTTTTATGTAGATTCAAAAAATCCGCGGGTGGAGATCGAGATTATTGGGAGGGACGAAGAATGAAGGAGCTGAAATGCGAGCTGTTCAACGACAATTTCCAGAATTACAAGCGGTACGGCATCCCGAAAGCGCAGCTTGTTATTGCGGATATTCCGTATAACATCGGCGCGGACGCTTACGGGAGCAACCCGATGTGGTATGTTGGCGGAGATAACAAGAACGGCGAGAGCAAGAAGGCAAAGAGCAGCTTCTTTCGGACTGACGGATATTTCAAGATTGCAGAGTATATGCACTTCTGCAACCGGCTGTTGAAGAAAGAACCAAAGGAACGCAACACTGCACCGGCGATGATCGTATTCTGCGCGTTCGACCAGATGCAGACGGTGATGGAGTATGGAAAGAGATATGGATTTAAGAATAGCTATCCGCTGTTTTTCACGAAGCCGTATTCCGCACAGGTGCTTAAAGCGAATATGCGGATTGTAGGCGCAACTGAGTTTGCGGTTGTACTGTACCGGGACAAGCTGCCGAAGTTCAACAACGGCAGACAGTATGACGAGAACGGCAAGGTTGTTCGCGGAAGCGGCAAGATGGTGTTTGACCATATCGACTGGGAACGCGATGGCAGAGAAGTGCCAAAGCTACACCCGACACAGAAGCCGGTGAAGCTGCTGAAAAAGCTGATTGAGATTTTCACAGACCCGGGCGATGTGGTGATTGACCCATGCGCCGGAAGCGGTTCGACACTCAGAGCGGCGCGGGAGCTGGGGCGCGATAGTTACGGATTTGAAATCTGCAAGGAGTTTTACCACGATGCGGTGGAAAAGATGCTGAAAGAGCCGGAAACGGTACAGATTGGATTGGAAGGTGTGGTGTGAATGGTTGACGAAGCAGTTTTGAACGCTGCACCGGAGAATGAGGTGCAGCAGGCATGAAAGTTCTAATTGCCTGCGAGGAATCGCAGATTGTATGAAAGGCGTTCCGGGCGGGAAGGAGAGTAAAAACATGAAACCTTTGTATATTCCGAAAGGAAAAGCCAAGGAATACGGCGATTACGCCGTCAATATCTACACCGGCTGTCCCCACAGGTGCTACTACTGTTTCGCACCGAATGTGCTGCACCGGGATCGTGAGACCTTTCACACCATCGTAGCACCCCGCCCTGGGCTGGTGGAGGCGCTGAAGCGGCAGCTGGAGAAAGAGCAGGTCAAGGGACAGCTTATCCACCTCTGCTTCGTCTGTGACCCGTACCCCACTGGATACGACACTTCCGCCACTAGGGCCGTCATCAAAGTCATCAAAGAGAGCGGGAACCATGTTCAGATTCTCACAAAGGGTGATGGGAGCCGAGACTTTGACCTGCTGGACAAAAATGACTGGTACGGAATCACCTACGATGGCTCCGATATTGGCCCCTATGCCCCATCTGATCGGCTGATTGCCCTCTACTCTGCGAAACAATGCGGTATCAGCACATGGGTTTCCTGTGAGCCGGTGTTGAACCCTCATGGGGTTATAGAAATGCTTTCGGAATGTCACGATATTATCGACAAGGTAAAAATCGGGAAACTGAACTACCATCCGAGCAATATCGACTGGAAGCAGTTCGGGCAGGATGTGGAACAGCTCTGCCAGCGGCTTTGGCTTGACTACTACATCAAGGATTCGCTGCGAAAAGAAATGGAGGGATGAAAAATGTGCGAAATCAAATTGAAGCCCTGCCGTTTTGTGGGGGGGGGGGGTAAAGTTAGCCTTAACTTGCGGAAATTGCAAGTGGTACGAGCCGTTTTGCGGTGTCTGCTGCAACGGTGACAGCGAGCACCGGGCGGATTTTCGGTTGGAAGATGAGACGTGCGAGGAATGGGAGGAAAACGATGTGGAATAAGATTATTGATGATGAGAAGAGCGACGATCAGAAGAAAAAAGAACGGGAGGCTTATTGTCCGTTTCTTATGCCGGACGCGGGAAATCGTTTTTACAGTGGTTGTGTGAATGAGCGCTGCGCGTGGTATGTAGCAGATCGCGGAGAGTGTGCAGTCAAGGTTATTGCGACGAGATAGGAGGGAAACACCATGTACGATAGCTTTATTGAGATTTGGGAGGGTTAGGAATGGCTGAGTATATTGAGCGTGAAGCGGCGGAAGATGCAGTCGGAGAAGCGCACCTAAAGGGGCTTAATCCGCTTTGGGAGTTGCGCGACGTTCCTGCCGCCGACGTTGTGCCGGTGGTGCATGGGAGGTGGGAATACGATCTTCCGACTATCAACACTTATGGTCAATTAAGGTGCTCGATTTGTAATTGGTGGACACTTGACCCGTCTGTTGATCGTTCGTATAGCTATTGCCCGAATTGCGGGGCGAAGATGGGCGGAGGTACAGGCAATGCCTGAATACATTGCGAGAGAAGTATTACTTGCACAACTTAGAGCAATGGAATCATACAACGTCTCGCCTATGTACCGGCGCGGATATGACGATTGCGTTGCAACTGTTCTGAAAGCGCCTGCCGCCGACGTGGCCCCGGTGGTGCATGGGCGGTGGGGCACGGGACGGTTCAATCCAGAAACGGGAAACTATGAGGAGCAGTGCACCCGCTGCCGGAATTTCTCGAAAGAGTACGACAAGCCTTACTGCCCCAACTGCGGCGCAAAGATGGATAATGCGGAATCCGTGCAAGGACTGCATCTCTATTTCCACAAAGAGAATAAAACTTGCCAATCGAAGAAATGCGCTACTTATGGCGACGGAAAAGTATCTTGGATTGATAGATTGTTTTGTTCTCCGTGCAAAAATTGAGGAGAGGCGGACAATGGATTTAGCAAACAAGCATTTGGCGGCCGGGTTAATCTGTGAAAAGATGTTTGATCCGATTGAGACAACGTGCGATCTGTCACTTTTCTCTGCTGATGAGTGCCGTTTGATTGAGACAATCGTACAAAGCATTATGAAGAATATGGACGGAGGTGAAGGCAATGATTGAACTTAAATCTTGTCCTTTCTGTGGTGGAGAAGCAAGGTTGTTTGTAAATGACGGCGTAAGAGTGCTTTGTACTAAATGTCGCGCTTCTTCAAAGATTTTGGTAGACAGTGAATGTTACAAAACCAGTGCTGTTGAAAAAGTGATTGAAGCGTGGAACGGGAGGGCGGACAATGCGTGAAATCACCAAAGCCGACATGGACAAGCCGATTGAACCGAAAATGGCGCGTGACGCTGTTACAGCGGTGCGCGATATAGCTGCGTATTTAACGGTGGGTGAGTGGTGCTTGATTATGGCAGGCGTGAAGAAAGCCGTTGAGAGAATGACACAGGAGGAAGACGATGGTGTTTAAGAAAGATGGCAAGGTGTACGGCAGCATTGGGTCGGTGGTCGGTGAGCATTGCCAAAAAAAG